AAGGTTGTGTGAATATCCTTCTTCAATTGCGAGGTAAGTATAGTGTATGTCTCCTGTTGCCAGCTTCCACTCTTCAAGTGGATCATATCCGTAAGGTTCTGAGATACGTTGTGCGACACCCGCGTGCAAAGAAAACTTGTTGCCGAGCTTAAGTCTAAATCGTTGCGATCCTTCAAAGTACCCAACATCTGCAAACCCATCTTCAAGGTATTCAACCTTGGCCATGAACTTATCTCCAATGTAGCGAAAAAAGTGGTGTTGGTTGAAGAACTCTCGGCCTTGCTGTCTTTCGTATGTAACCTCTCCAAGGAACTCTATACCGTTGCGCTTACCGATGTTAGCATCAGCAGACCACGATGTTTCTGTTCCGTCGTAGAAAGCGTTGGCTCTGTTTTCATAACCAAACCTAGCGATCTTACGTACACCAATAGATAAGCTGTAGTCAAACGGTGTTGATATAACTTCCTCGTTCAAACCGTCAAGTATTGAGTATACTGTTTGATCTGATACGGAGTTACCTCCGTTAACAGCCGCGTAGAATGTAGAAAACTTAAATGCTTTCTTTAACTCTTGAGCTTGCAGTACTGTGCAGCTAAATAGTAAGGTTAATAATAAACTTAATCGTGGTAGTAACATTTTCCTGATTTGTTTTTAGTTTTCATTTTACAGCGCTCACCGTTACTCTTTGTGTGTGAGCATTGAACTTCGTTTTCTTGTTGAGGAACTTCATCGTGCACCGTGCAAAAGCTTTTACCATCTAAAGCAATATTAGAACATCGCTTACCGGATTTACTAACAGCAGCGCATTGAACTTCTGCATCTCCTTCTTCTCTCTTTTCGTCTTGATCAAGCTTGTTATCTTCAATAACTTGACGTTCTTCTTCGTCTTTAGCTATCTGTCGCTCGAGCTTTTTCTGCTCTTGACGCTCTTCTCTTTCTTCAGCTTTGATTTCTTTAATCTCGTTCTTAGCAGACATCACGTCTTGGTTCTTAATACCAAAGCTCCACTTACTCCAACCCAGTAGCATGGCTACTCTCTTCCACGTTTCGTGATCTGAGTTAGCAGCTTCTTTCAAGTTCTGGTATTTGCTATACAGTCTTGATAAAGGTAGGTTTGTAACAGCCTCAGTAGCGCTAAATACCGCATCGTAAACTGGGTTATCGATATCAGTCTTGTCCATGTAATCGATAACTTCTCTGTTAAACTCCCAAGACTGCAAAGCGCTGTATAGCTTTCTAGCTTTAATACCGATCGGTGGAGATATATTGAGTGCCTCGATAACAGTGTAAGCGTGATCTGGCTCAGTGAAGAACTTATCATCTTTAGCTTTCTCTTCTTGCTCCATGAACTTCAAGATAACGTTCTTTGTTGTAGATACAACAGCACCGCCAATACCGGAACCTCTTAATACAGTATCAAGCATACCGTTAATCATACGCTCTTTCTGCTTGTCATCGATCTTATCTTCTTCGTCGTCACCGAACATTGCTGCGAACAAAGCTTGCTGAAGCCCGTAGAATATCATGTTCTGTATAGCACCGTAGTAAACGATCTTAGAGACATTAGCTGTAGCATCACCTCTTCCGTTAACTAAGTCCTGAGCAGCTTTCTTAATCAAACGATTGTACTGCATAGGTGTGTTTTGGAAAGCCAGTATAAACTTACCAAGAGGTGAAGCCTGCTGTTGAGATATTCTATCTTCTCTTGTAGACTGCTGAGTTTCCTCAGCGATCTCCATCATATCTTCAAACGCTTTTGTTTCAGCGTCTTTCTTAGACATACCTTCTTTGATATACGAATCAACTCTGTTTCTATAGAACGTAGCACCACCAGTTGCAATAGCAAAGCTATCCGCAATTTGCGTCGGTGTAAAACCTAATTGAAGAAGGTAAGCCGTAGCTTTCTTCATTGGGTTTTTAGAATCACGTATCTCTGCTAGTAGCTCTGCCGCGTTAACATCTGTTTGTATTCTACCTCTTCTCTGCTTTAAGAAGTCAGAGTTAAATATCATAGCAACATCAGACCAGTATTGTTTTTGATTTGCAAACGCAGCTGCTGCTTTTAACATATTGTTGTCACTCCAGTTAATAAAGTTAACATTTGAAATCATCTGCAACATAGCTGATCTTGCATTGAAGAACATAGTAGTACCAATAGATCCGTGTATCCAGTTAGTAAAGGTGTTCATTAGTCTACCTTGACCTTGAGATCTGTTACCACCGTTTTCCATACGGAATAGCACATCTTCTAAAGCCTCTCTAAAATTAGAGCCATAAACAGCTTCAATTTTATTCATGTTAGCTTCAGTGAATATAGCGTTTTTATTATCTATCCACTCTTGCAAGTATGTCGATCTAGCGTTTTCAAGAGAATCGTTAATATCAGATGCTATAGTACCACCTAACCAAGAGTCGTCTGGCATAATAGCTTCTCCAACAATAATTCTACTAACACCATCAGCAAATGCTTTCAAGCTAGCGTTACCTTCAACAGCTTTAACAATAGCGTTTAGATCTGTCTGTGATAAACCTGGAACATCAAATCCTTGCTTGTTCCAGTTGTATACTCTTATAGCATCTTCAGTAGTGTACTCTAGCCCTGGCAACTTATCTTTAAGGCTCCTGCGAACATCAGGGAAAGACTTACGCAAGTTCTTTAAATCATTAGCTGCTATTTGGTTTACTCTATTTAAAAGTCTAACACCTTTACTAAACGGATCGAACAAATGCTTCTTGAAGAAGGCGTGGTGCTTGTTACCAATCTCACCTTTACCCATGAAGCTATATAGTAAACCAGCAAAATCATCGGCTGAAGGTGGTATAAAGAATTTAAATCTACCTTTGTTTTTACCACGTTGTCTAGCTTTACCAGCAGAGAACTGCTTGAATCTAGCTACACCTTTAGTTTGCTCTAGTATAATATTAAAGTCTGAATCAAGATCAGCAGCGCCTTCATCGATGATACCATCCATTTTCTTAGGCGCTCTTCTACTAAACTCAGCCTTAGCTTGCTGGACTTTGCTCTTAACATCAAACAGCTCAAACATAGCTTTAACGGCCTCTACGTTTTGTAACGCATCATCCGCGAAGTACATATCATTGTATCCTTCCTTTATTAAGTTCTCAGCGATCCAGTTAGCTTTAGCTTGACCAGTAGAATTACCTAAGCCTACGATGTTGTCAATAGGTATTTCTAAGCTTTGAGATTTCATAAACTCGAATATAGCTTCTTGAGCCTGTGGTGCTCTAGCGGTCAAGATAAACATGTTATCAGTACCAAACTTCTTCGCTAATTTTTTAGCTTTATCAAGCAAAGGTCCAGGCGCTCCGTCAACAACCTTGTTGAACTCTGAGAAATCAAACTCATAGCCTTGACCAAGCAGCTCAACGTAATCTCTAGCATACTCTTCTGCGTTTAACTTACCTTTAGTTCCGTCAGGCGCAGTAAACAACACGCTAGAGTTAGTTGTAGCTAATGTGTCATCAAAATCAAGTACGCTAGCCCCTTTGTTTTTAGCAGGTCGCTTCGAGAAAGATATATTTCCAAATATACCTTGCAGCACTCTCATATCTTTAATTACAGTACCATCACCTCTTGACACAGCGTCGTTCATTTGAACCCACTCTCTACCAATAAACTCTTTGTTAGTACCTTTTTTAGCTGGATCAATGCTTCTAAGAGGTCTAATTCTACTATCGCCAATAGCTTCATACGAGTATTGTCTGCTGTCACCTCTTCCTAATCTCGGAGAAATAAACTTATGACCAGCGTCTGTCACCGCATTATCCATGCTCTTGCTAATAACGCCAGTCTTGTATGGTCTATAAGGTCCACCGCCTTCAAATATACGCATATCAAGTTCACCAGTAGTTAAGTAAGAGTGTATAATCTCTCCAATAGCTTCTTCTTGAGGTTTTAAGTGCTCAAACTCAGTAACAGATCCAATGCTTGCATCACCTCTATTAGCTACTACATCTTCAACACCTTCCATAAAATATTCGAACAAAGCAGCTCGTCTCATAGGCGCTTGCATATTCGAGCCAAGACTAGTTAAAGTCATAGCAAAATCAGCATAGTCGTAACTACTACTAGGGTCATTAGCCTTAGCGTATAGAGAGTCTAATATTATTTTAGTAACAACTCTTGCGTCTTTAGCCTGTTTTTTACCTTTCTCAAATAAATCAGCTTTTGCCTTTTCTGTCTTAGATCTTGACAGTCTAGCTTCTGATGTTTCAGGTATTAACGTAGTATCTAACGGAGCTCCATCAAGAGTATAACCTTTTCCAACTTTTTCTATTTTACCTAAACCAAGAGTGTTAAGTACAGCGATAAAATCAGGTACGCTTTGAAAAGCTTGTTTTCTATTTTTCTGAGGTACCTCTTGGCCTTTTTTATTTCTCTTAGTAGGTTTCCAATTGGGGTCTTTAACAACAACTCTTTCTCCGTCTGGCTCTCTTTTTTCTACAATAAATCTACGATCAGCTATTCTACCCGAGCCAGCAAACATAGGCATAGCGTGAGCTATAAGCATTTCAGCTATTTGCTTATCCGAATAAATTCTATTTCCTTTTTTGTCTAATAGTGCTCTAGCTTCAGCGACAAACAAACCTGGTACAGCTCGCTGCTTGTTTATTCTTACAAGATCTAAGAAATGAGTGCCTATCCTTGTTGTTTTGCCTAATTCGTCTTTTGGTAACTTATCTTCTAATGCTTTTAATATACCTTTTTCACTGTTATTGCTTTCGTATTTAGCTTGTAAAAACTGTTCTAAGCTCACAGGCACATCAACACCGACACCTTTAAGGTTTTGGTTTATAGTGTTGTACTCGTCGGCTTGATCGTATATTTCATTTACTAGCCTTTTAATTTCAGACGTACTAAGTACATTACCATAAACAGACTCAACAGCTACTCTTATAGAGTCTATATCGCCAGTATTAGATGCTGCTACAGCTGTTATTAGATCAGGGTATAATTGATCGAAAGTGTTCTTAACGTTATCTCTTACCTTTACACTAAACATTACCTCAGCTTTACCTTCACCTAATTTAGCAACTACTGCTTCTGATGCAGTACCTTCTTTCATAGCGTGTTCGCGTAGAGCCTGATTGTTGGCTAGCATAGTAGCTTGATTAACTAAAGCATTTATAGCGCTGTCGTATTTTCTATTGTTATCTAGAGTGCCATCTGGTCTAATACCGAAAGCTTCTTTAAACTGCTCGGGTGTTATATCAGTTCGCTTTTGCTGTGTAAATTTACCTGCAGCTGTAGCTCCGTCTTTATATTTTAATCTCTCACCTTTTTCGTAGAAATTATTTAACAACACTCTAGGTACACCAGTAGCTTCTCCGCTTCTAGTCTCACCATCAGGTAACATTTCTAATAAAAACTCTACGTTATCGTTAATAAACTGCTGCGCCGCTTTTCGCTGCTTAGTGTTTAAGTTAGCAGATTTTATAACGTTTTTAGGATTTACGCCGAACTTTTCTGATACGATTTGTAGTGTTTTATACAGTGGCGCATCAACAGAGTTACCAAGCTTTTTAACGTCTTTATACTGTAATCCAGCTATATCAACGGCTGCATCTGCTACAGCTTTGTTTATAGCGGCTTTACCGTCACTGTCAATGTTTAGCTCATTAACAACTTTCTTTGGTTTTCTAGCTTCACGCTCTACGCGAGTTCTACTTAAATCAGCTTCTTCAAGCTGCTGCATGAGCGCATCAGTTTCAGCTTCTATAGTAGCTTCAAACGTAGTTGTTTCACCCATAGGAGCATCAAGAGAAACAGTTTCAAGATTACCGCTTTCTTTATACTCGTTCATAACGTCACCTTTGGCTCTGTATATAACGGATTGACCAGCTCCACCAGCAACACCTGTTAACCAGCCAAACAAACTATCATTTGAAATTCTATAACCAGAATCAGGTTTTACTCTACCTGTTTTCTTATCTACTGTAGGTAAGAATCTTAAACCTATATTTTCTTTAACCTTTCTAGTAAAATCTCTAAGAGCAGCTGGTGGCACCCCGCGCTCTATCATCTTAGTCTGAATTAAACCATCTAGAAGGTTACTTTCTACTATCTTTTGGTATGCATCTACGTAGTCTTGACTGCTCTCCCACTCCTGTTGAGTTTTATACTTAGGAGTTCCATCTTCGTTTTTAGTAAACTGATCAAACTCTTGACGTAGGTCTGGATTAGATCTAATACTAGCAGACAGTGTAGTCATAAAGCTTTCTTCTAGAGCTTCTTCTAGTCTTCCTTCAACAACTCTTCTAGCTTCTTCTCTAGTTTTAGGTTGCTCTACTATACGTCCTTTTGCTCCTTTAGTAAACAAGCTTGTTATACGTTTGTCAGCTATGCCTTTTTTTCTAGATCTTGAGTAGTCTTTCAAAAAGTTTCTAACGTCAACGTCTCCGTCGAATACAATGTCAGTATCTGTATTTTGCATAGACGTTCTACGTAGTAAATCTTTAAACTTACCCACAGCACCACCGTCAATTGTTATATCACCAGATACCATTAGTTCAGAAACCTTAGCAAACAACTCTTCGCCTCTTTGTTCTTTGCTGTATTGGTTTAATAAATCTAACTGTTCTTGAGCTTTTTTAGATATCTTTACGCCTGGACCATCTAGTATTCTATTAATAGCGTCTCCAAATCTATTTCTTAACACAGGGTTAGCTCGTATAGTGTTGAATATAGCTGCATGTAAAAGCTCGTGTGTTCCAGTAGTAGTGACACCATCTTCGTAGATGTTCTTATCATTAAAAAACATCTCGTAGCTAACAACTTTACCACTATTGTCTAATATAGGCACCATAGCACCGTAAATTCGCGTGCCGTCTTCTGACGCAGCTATCTTTACGTTACCTCTTTTTTTAGCGCTGTTCTTCCACTCTTCAAACTGACTAGCAATATCAGCATCGTTCTTCCCATTAGATCTAGTTACATTAATAGCAGGTCCACCTTCAGCAACTAGCCTAGCACTCTCTTCTTCTATGCGTTTGATGTCGTTCTCGTGGTTTTTAAGAACTTCATCTGTAGGTATGCTTTTTAGTATTTGATTTTTACGAGCAAGGTTTTTGTTATAGCCGATGTTCATTTCAGCATAAATCTTTTCTTTCTGCTCTTTAGTCAAGTCTTCAGAAGCTGCAATTTCAGAAAGCCTTACCTCTAAGTTTCTTTGAGACTCGTCTATTTTAAGTAGCTCTGCTTTTTGCTCTTTGCTTAGCGAGTCAACGCGTTTTAAATCAAACGCTATTAGCTCTGCATTTTCCGCGACTAAACTTTGTATGTTTTCCTCAGCTTGTCTTACAGTTTCTTCTGTAGAGTTTGGATCGTTTATAATAGAGTTTAGCTCTTGTATTCTAGCTCTATTAGAATCTAGAACGTCAGATGCCTCAACGCTTTGGAAAGCGCGGTAAGTGTTTCTAAACAAGGTTGGTGCAGATAACGTACCGCCTATTAAAGCACCTGTAACAAACGCTTCATCAACACCGTCGAATATACCAATCTCTTTGTCACCGGCTAGTCTATCAATGTAGTTACCACCCATTTGAGCTAGCGCTTCAGAAGCACCTTCGTCAAATAAATCTAAACCAGCAGCTGCTGTGCTTCTTAAACCTACTTTAAGTACGTCTTTTCTCAAGAAAGTAGTAGCAGCTCTTTTACCTATATCACCGAATAAAAACTTAGAGCTAATACCTCCTGTACCTTTAAGTAAGTTTAACGTTACTTTTTCAGATAAAGCTTCTATAGTACCCGAAGCAAGAGACGCCGCATACATTTCACCAAAACTATGGTTCTGCCCATACATACCACCGGTTCTTCTGTATAAATCTCTAGCGGAGTCCATCTCGCTAAATTTATTACCTGCAGATATACCGCCCATCATAATTAAACCAGCGGTACCTCCAGTAGCCGCGAGCAAAGCTAGTTGCGGAGCTTGACTAGCACCTGTAATCAACGCCCACTCAACGGCACTACCAAAACCATCTATGTCATCGAATTTTGGAGGCTCTACAACTAGAGAGTTAACATGGTTTTTGTAACCATCTATAGACCCTCTGATCTTGTCTCTGCGTTCACCTGAATATAAAGATATACCACCAGTAGGTAAAGCTGTAGCGAACCTTGCGGTTTCAATAACCGCATCTACAAAAGAATCTTCACCGTACAGGTCGACAAGTTCATCACTTAGCGCACCCAAAGGGTTAACCATGTAAGCAAGCTCTAAACCACCTTCACCAAGACTAACTATACCGTTGTGGAAAGATAGAGCCATTTGAGTAGCTACTCTATGATTTTTACTTATTTGATTAGTAAAAGCATTAAGATCTTGCTCTCTAATACTTAATTGCTCTAATTCAGCACCGACCTTTATTACTGAATCATGCAAAGATTTAGAAGAATCTAGAGCTACGTTGTACTCGTCTATTAAATTAGTGTACTTACCAATAAAATCCTGTATCTCCTTATTAGCGTCGTTAATGCCTTGCTCTGTATTTAAATCATATTTGTCTTTAATAGATTTAATGTACTCTTTAGGGTCTCCAAAATCTTTTATTTCAGAAGCTAAACTACTTAACCTATCATTAACGACATTCAGCTGTTGATGGACTAAATCTCCTTCAATAGCTTTTTGTTTAGCGTCATCTTGTATTTGTGCAAAATCTTCTTCAGAGGCGTCTATTATAGCTAACTGCTGTTCTGTTTTACCAAATATAGAGTTAATAGCACCCGTACCTGCTAGCGCACTTCCTTCATAAGTTCCGCCTTCTACAGTTGATTTAGCTATTTCACTAGCTCTATTTTTAATAAGATTAGATCTTATACCCCTGTTTTCTTGAGCTAATATTTCTGATCTTAGCTCGTCAGTACCTTCTAAAGCGTCATAAATATCTTTAAGTTTTCTCTTACCCTTGCCTCTCGTACCGTATACATCGTCTTTAATATCTTTTAATGTGATGTTACCAGCGTTTTTTAAAAACTCTTCAGCTTCAGCAGAGTCAGCAGAACCATAAGCTTCTTCTAAATATTTATTTAAAGCTAAACGTAGTCTAGTATTAAAGTACTTTATTTCGTTAGCTTCTGATTGTTCTCTTATTTGAGTATCTGTTTGGTAGCCTTCGTTTGCAAATTTAAGAACAAGATCTTGATACTTACCAAAGCGATTGATGTTCTGCATGAGAACAGATTCAGAGTCTTTGGTGTTTTCTCTAAGCCAAGCTTCATACACCGCTCGAGGATTTGCTGAAAATTTACCGTATTCATTACCACCAGGTCTAAACTTCCTAGGTAAAACACCGTTAAGTCTACCGCTTACGATGTCATTCATCATACCAGCAAACATGTCACCACTACCGACGTTGTCTTCTGGTATATTAGCCAGCTCTTCACTGTTAGATGCGTAATTGTTGTACACATTTAGAGCCTCAGACTCAATAATTTTTTCGTCTTCCTCTGTAATATCGTACCTCTTTTCAGTCTCTGTTAATCCAGTTACAGAAGAATCTCGCACAATAGTTTCACGAGTTTGCTCTTCCTGTAACGCTTGGTTATAGTGAGGGTCGGACAAAAGAGAATCATTAGCTATAAAGTTGCCTTCAGAATCATAATATTGGGATCTATCTACTTCGTCACTTAAGGTGTTCCAGTAAGTAGAGTTAACATACGACTCTGGTTTTATACCAGCATCTACATCACGCTGGCTAACTGACATAACGTCAGCAGCAGGTGTATCTGCCGTATCCGTGCCTTGCTCCGCCATGTATTGCTGTACTACAGCTGCTATAGACTCTGCTGGTTCATTAGCAGCCTCCATAGCCTCAATTATTTTCAACAACTCTTCGTTCATCTAGTTATTTTTTAACCGTTTTGTAGTACTCTAGTCTCTGCTCAGTAGTCATGCCATATGTAGGATCACTTGCTTTTTGTCTTTCTTTGTACTCAGTTTCACCTCTATAAAAGTTAGCCTTTTGCTTGAGTGTCAAGTATTCAGCGATTATAGGCTTACCTATTTTAGGATCGCTTTCGATCATCTCTAACATCTTATTAATGTCAGCATTTTCTACCTTAAAGTCTGCTGCTGTAAATTTACCATCGCCACTAGGATCTAAAGCACTATCTTTTTCTACCGCTATACTAAATGTAGATCCTTTTAACTTTTTAATATCTTCGGCGAACGATGTAGCGCCAGTGACTGGGTCGTGTATGTATGAAGACATGTTATCATCGCTTAAGCTATTAAGGTTTGTTTGATAAGTCAACTCTTGATCAAAGTAACCACCTTGAAGCCCTGCGTTTAGTTGATTAGCAGCGCCATTAAGAAAGTCGTTTTTCATAGAAGAAGGGAACGTTCCTTTAGCTACTATATCGTCAACATCGCGTCTTGAATATTGCTTACCGTTAAACTCAAACATAAGCTCTCCGCCCTCGCCAACTACAGGCTTTGCTGATCCATCGTTTTTAGCTAATGCCTCAAGTAGGGCTTTATGTTCGTCGTTTCCGTTTACAACATGTCCCCAACCTGGGCCGTTATTAATCTGCGACGCAGTCTCCATTGTCTCTGTCCAAGCTTGTAAAGACGAAGCTCTATTACCTTGCTGCGTTAGTAAGCTTTGTTGTAACTTTTTATCACCGCTTTTAACTGCAGCCACGTACTGGTCTTTAAATGTAGACTCTAAATCTTGGAACTGATCGAATAATTGTGGTGATGCCCATGAACCTCGATCACCCATAGAGTCAAAGCCTTTATCCCAGTTTGCTAAAGCTGCGTCTTCAGTATCTTTTTTAATCTGAGCTTCTTGGCTGACCATCTCTCCAACACCAGAAATTATACCACCGACATCCACGCTTGCGGATCCAGTAGCTTGTTTTTCCCTAGCCGCAGCATATCTGTCTAGCATGCTACCGCCAGAGTAGTCTAATGATTTTGTTGTTTCTGCCATGTCTTAATCAGTTTTGCGGGGATTAATATTAAGGAGTTGGGTTCGCAGGTCAAAGCCTTGTAGCCGTTTCATGGAATCTTCTTGCAACTGATTTGCTCTAGCCAAAGGGTCTTCTAGTGGTGCTTGGTTGAGATTAGTAACATCTGTAAGAGATTCACTACCACCAAACTCACCAGCAATACCAATACCACCTTGTATAGCCGAACCTAAACCTTGTATAGCTTGAGTTCTAAATTGTTGTTGAGCGTCTCTTTGCGCAGCAGCATCTTCAGCAGCCATACCCAGTAATGTACCAACCTTATCGGCTTCAGCTTGTCTACTTAATACGTCACCTTCACGCTCTAAATCTTGTATTCTACTAGCTTCTTGAGCTCTTAACTGCCTGTTAGCTGCTTCTTGAGCACCAATAGACGCTGCGGCTTTCTGAGATTCAAGAGCTCCTTGGTTAGCTAGCGTTTGAGCTAACGCTGCAATACCCGAGCCTCCAGCAGCGCCACGCATCTGCTGTAAAATATTAGCTTGTGATTGCTGTGATTGTTGAGCCATGAACTGAGCTTCTTTCTGGTTAACAGTAAGATCTTCCATTGTGTTCTCCATATTAAGGTATGGATTACTAGTATCTAAACTAGCAAAAAGATTCTTCTGCTTTTCCATTTCTCTCTCAGCCTCTTCAGCTTTTCGCTTAGCTTCTTTGGCTTTGATGGCTCCGTCTACGAGTTGTACGACTCCTCCCACGGCTTTTAAACCTTGGCCAACCATCATAGGTGTTACTGGAAAGGGCATTTGTATATATTTTTTTTAATTATATAAAAGTGTACTCATCTATAGTTACACTTTTTACTTCTTATTTACTACTCTCAAACACATCCGTAGTTACTGCGTAAAGCTCTGCTGTTCTATAATGATTATCATTTATGAACTTAGCTGTAGCGTAGTAACCAAGCGGTGAGTTTAAGTTTACTTTGTTATTCTTAGAGAAGAATATAAACTTACTTAATCCATTAAGCTCGTTATAACCTAAAGTAGTTTCAGCTATAATAACCGGCGCACTACTTGTAGGGTTTTGTATTTCACGTATTTCACCGATCTCTACTATAGTGTTTTCAGCACTACCACCAACGTTAGTAGAAGCTGAAAAACCACCAACCGTATTTGTGTCGACGTAGTACACGGTGTCACCAACTTGACATGAAACGTTAAGTGGTGCAGAAAATGTTAATGTTGCTGAAGGCATATTAAGGAGTTACGTTTACTAGGTTATCAATAAAAATAGGTACAGTGCTAGTAATATTTATTTGAGGTACATCTAAATATCCTTGCACCATCAAGTCGCCACCGACTAAAGATGTTATAACCTGCTCTACAGATATTCCTTCGTTTATATCACCAGATATTTCTACAACTCTTGATTGCTCTACGTTTGGATCTGCTGGACTTATATCGAAAGCAGGGATACTAGTGTCAACCGCGGTTACTTCAATACCCGTAATTGTGACTTTATCACCGCTTACTGCGGCGCCAACAGGTATTTGGCTGACAATCTCAAATTGCTGAGCAGTAGTGTATTCTGTAGTACTAGGTCTTATTCTACTTGCAGAAGAAGTAACTAAATCAGGAACAAAAGACAAACTTCCTAAACCACCTACTGTTCTTCTAGGTTTAGCACTAGAGTTTAATGCAAGAGTCTTACCTGATCCAGCTGGTACTCTTAAGCTAAATGAAGCTAAGCTACCTCTATTCTCTATAAATGTAATACTAGTGTTTTGTGCTATGTTACAAGCAGTGCTGAGTATTACAAAACCATCTCTAATCTCTGAGACAGTGGTCTCATGCGGTACTGAAGTGTTGCTTGATACATCAATAACTATCATACCCTCTTTGATACGACCATTTTGTTTGCTTATAGTCAGCTTCGTCGAAGATCCGCTTGTTTCGCATATAGCAGTTACTCTACGAGAAGTTGGTAGTGGCCTATCGCTGTTAGTGTTAGCTAGTCTAGTTACAGTCGCAGTAGGTATAACACCGAAATCAGATGCTGTTTGAGTTGTTGGGGTAATAGTAATAGTTCTAACACCTCTTTGTGTCATGCTCATATCACCTGGTGCAGTAGGAACTCTACTAGCTAAAGTAGATGTTTCGCTACCAACTATTCCACTTATAGTAGCGTCGTATCTAGTGTCAGCTGTTACAGATGGTAACGCTACATAGTGACGTATAAAACCTGAGTTAGGTATAGTACCAGTGATCGGGGCTGGATTATCTACGAAAGTGTTTGTTACAAAGTTGTAGTGACCCGCACTAGAAGCTGTAACACCACTAGTTAAGCTAGTTTTCTTTTCAAACGAAAGTTGATACTTGCTGCCCGCTGATCCGTTAACTAATATTGATTTCATATTAGGTAGAGCCATAGCTTCTGAATCCATAACAACGCTAGATATACCAGGTATGTCAGCCGCTGCAGCTGGTGTTTCGATGAGAGCTTTAATTATAGCTTTATGTGACAATGCACACATGTCTACCGGATCTTGAACTAGGTAGCCAGATGTTGGTGGCGTGTATTTTATCTTAACAGTAAACTGTGTTATGTTACCACTTGTAAGTGTTTCTTCAACTTCAGCTTCATAGTAGCCTTCGTATTCACCAAGATCTACAAATATAACGGCAGGAGCAAGATCTCCACCTTGGTAATAGCTAGTTCCAGTAGCGCTAAACGTATAACTAGCGATGATATTTGTCTCACCTTCTGCTACGTTACCAGAGTGTTCAGTAACAACGTGGCTAGTGTTAACCACGTTAGACGTAGATATACCTGTTACTGCGTTAATAGTCTCAGTTGCATTATCAAGGTTGTCGTACTGAACTAACAAACATGATGATCTGTCTCTACTGCTCTTAGCTTCTGTTTCATCAATATCTAATATAGTAGTGCTATCGCCAGACGGATTAAAGTCTGACCTCAAGTTGACTGTTACTTTGACTGTATTCGCAGGATCGCCAGCAACGCTAGTGTCAGAGAACACAACACTAGATACCGCTGAGTTAACATTGAGAGCGCTACCAGTTTTAATCTTAGTGTCAGAGTCTACAGTGAATGTACCAGTAGGACTTTCGTTGCCATCTTGAAGCTCAAAGTTAGAAGCCGTGACTGGGTGACCAGTATACACACCGTCATAAAAAGGACTAATTATCATCTCTACACTTTGACTAGATCCAATAGCTGTTCCAACAGTAGCTGAATAAGTAGCGCTTGAAACTGTCCATCGAGTTATACCTACAGCTTGTGGGCTTCCATCAGTATCATCCATACCTGATTCTGACGAACTTATGTTATTGATAAACGTTAGTGTAGCTTGGTTACCTACGGTGTTATCGCCGTGGACGATACTAGCTTGGCCAATACCTTGAACAGAAAACTCTCTAGTATCTAAGTTGGTTAAAGCTGTAGTTTCTCCAGTAGGATATGCATAATATTTACCTTCCTTATTCTTGAAATAAAGCTCACCGCATGTTTGAAGATTTGTTTCTAGATTATCAACGTACCAACCAAGTGGGCTTTCGTTTTTACCGAATATATTGTAGTACTCACCGTCATTTACATTATCAGTGTCTACTAAACCGTTGTTAGTGCTGTAGTCTCCGTTAAAATAGTTTTGGTTATTAAGAGACTGGAATACTGGAACGGCTGATTTTGAGCCTTCGTACTTAATAGTTGAGAAACCTTTAACAGATTCAGACATCTCATTAAATACAGCGGTTACGTCAGACTTGTATTGAGTACCATAAAATTGATTTTGAGAATTTGATGTACCTGCGTCTTGCTCGTAGTGATGTTCCCAAATTAAACCGTTTTTAAACGTATAGTATTTATTGTTCAAGCTTACACCTGTATCAGGATAATACGACTTAAAACTTATCCAACCTTTTGAGTACTCACTGTAAGATACTGTAGTCTGCTCGTGAGGTTGCGCTTGGTAGTTTTCGTATTTTTTGTTTATAGTAATATTATACTCTTTCTTTCGAGAGTCGTAACTACCTCTTGCTGTACCCACGTATTCAGCCATGTAATCAGCGAAATAATCTTTCATACCTACCGCCGATATCTCTCTTACACCGTCACCTGAGTTTGACAAAGCTAAGACCTTACCTCTAATAACGTCTGTAAAGTACGAAGAGCTAGGAGTAACAGCTAGTGATTCAGGGTTTCTACCGATACCGTATCTACCAGCATACGGAGTTACATCACCAACAACAGCGTTGCTAGACACAAGCTGAGGATTACCATCAGCATTATATAACGCATCTTTGTTTGTAACCGCTCTAAGCACCTTGTCTTCACAGAACATAACTAATCTAGTCTCTCTGTTAAGTAGTCGTTGTATACTACCATATACCGGATTGATATCTTTCGTTATAGGTTCAGCTTGAATAAACTGATTAGTCTCATTGATACCGCTATTACCATTGTATATACCAGACCAAATTAAACCGTGCTTACGTCTCTCTTCTACTAGTAAAGATGGATCTGCTAACACAGTTGATGCTTTAACACCGTTATCCATTTGAGGATCATTGAACATGTCTCTGACTCTGTCCGACTCAACTCCATTACCAAAGCACCAGCAGTTACTCCAGTCTAGGTAATGTGTTTGATAAGGTGTTTGTAGAGATACTAATTCCTCTGACGGGCCACCACTTAATTTCAGCGTCGTACCACCAGCAGAAGAAGAGGCTTGTATGTCTAGCCTAAGGTCTAGCGAGTAGTTATTATACTTGTTAAACCTCACAACTTGGTTTTCTATAAACTGATAACCTTGAGTTAGCGCTGGTGTGAACGTAATAGTTTGCTCGTCCCAACCCGTAATCGTGTGTGTTGTTTCAGGTATAGTGTCAATGGTTTGAGTAGCTTCTTGCGCTGGTAAAACAAATGTAGATCCAATAGGCAGAAGCTCTTCGTTAGTTGAGTTGTCTAGTACAATTGGTATCTTTGGTGAAGCTTGGTAGTAAATATCGAGTTCAACAGACTCTCTAGGTTCTATCTCCCAAACCGCTGGGTTTTCAGTAAACGTGTCATCTTGGCCAGTTAAACTGCTGATAGGCTCTAGTATTTGTATTGTATCAAAGTCACTAAAGTCATGATGTAAAGCTCGTCTGTAGCCATCTTCCGAACTGATTGGACCTCCTAAAGTTGGTGGCTTAGTACCTTTAACAGGGTTATATCCACGTGCCGTGTCGCCAATTGCTGGAAAAACTTTTATTGTCCAGCGCTGACGCATATTTTCACGTCTAAACTGATCTTTATTACTGTAAAGAGTAGAGAGTGTTCTGAAGTTTCTTATGCCAAAAACACCTGTATAATTGGTTGTTCCATTAGCATAAAAATTAGGATTACTATAATCTATAGTTGTAGTGGAAGAACCACCATATCCGTATGTGCCTTGAACAGTGTATTCTTGTGCGTCTGGATCTCTACTGAACCTAAATGTAGTGTTAGGCGTAACCAGCTCTTGTATAAACTCCCAAGCGTCTTGGCTTTGTTGATCGTTTTGAAGCAGGTGGTTGAAGTTTTGATTATCCGCACCTGGCGTGTTATACCCCGGATTAGCACCAACCCACGATATATCAATATAAGAGTAAACACCATCTGTCCATATACCTCTACTTGGTTGGCCTCTATGCTCAGCATTAGAAGAGGAGCTACCAGGAGTGTTAGCCACTGTATTTACAACTCCACCGAAAGTAATACCACCTTCAGAATAGTTACTCGCTAAACCACCTATAGAATAGAAGTCGTCGTCAATACCCATTTGGCCAGGCCTGTTGTAACCGTCCCAAGAGTATGCAGTAGCTTGATCAATAAAAAAGCAATTAGCATTATCTATAGACTGCCAAAAACCAGAAACACCACCACCACCGAGTATAGTACCTAAGTGATTGTTAATAGCTTGTATAGGGTTATCATCTATATCATCAGCAGATACATAGTCGCTAGTCCAATCGTAGGCTGGGGTATGATAAGACCACTCAGTTGGGTGTAGCGAGTCGCCTGAGTCACTAGGTAAAACAAAAGTAGAGCCTAAAGCCTCGTTGCCATTAATATCTTCAGCAAAAGATATACCGTATGGAAATGCACCCGAACTAGCCTCAATTGTTGGAGGTACAAGAGATCCGTCTGCCGCGACGTTGTTGTACCCGTTGTTGTTTAAATATCTTAACTCCCAAGATAAAGTAGGTACTAAATCTTGATTTTGATCTATTAAAACATATTGCTGTACTAAAGAGTCTTTATAAATCTTAACAAAAAATCTACCGTCAAACTCGGGCTTGTTTTGAACTTCGTATTCTATTAACTCTATACGTATCGTGTCAACAGCGTCTGCAGCACTTTCTGTTGGCGACGTAAACGCCATATCTTGGCCGAAGACTTTGGTTGTAGTTAGTATAAAATCGCCACTACCTTCTGGATTATTTTCAGTTACAGCGCCGTCCTTTATTAATCTAGATACTTCGTACTCTTCAGACTGATTGTTACCAAAAGAAACCTTTAAATATAGTTCATCAGGAGTTAACACGTGTAGCTTATCTCCGAACGCTGTAATAAAGTTACCACCAGAAATCTGTATCTTGTTAGAGTTAGGTAGAGGATACAAGTTACCACTCGCTTCACCGATAACACCTAAAGTACCTGTTACTGAACCTAGAACTTTTCTAGTTCTTTTTATGAAGTCTGGAGCTTCGTTTGATATAGCTAATACTTTATATCTGTTGTCTATTTTTACAGCAGTATCTTGGCCTGCTGCTTTCTTTAGTATAATAGTGTCGTCTTCTTGTATTTTATTTCTATCAGCAGAAGGAAACGATAACCATATATTTCCGTCATCAGCGTTATACCATCTGTCATTAGCCATAGTATAATACTCCGCTGACGGCTCTTTAATGTAATACGAGAAGTATTTTGCCCAACTAGGTACGTTAGCTTTTTTAGGATCAAATGATACAGATATTCTATTTCTAGTATCAGAGTAGTTTATAGGTATAGATATTGAAGAAGACTTCGAGCTCAATACTGGAGTTTCTCTACCGTACTCATCGCTAAATACTACACCAACTTGGTATTTACGTATGGACTTAACCGAAGGTGGGGCGTAGTTAAACTCTCCATCCGCGTACGTAGTTCTTTCGCAACCTACGTTTAAGCTCGTGCTTCCGTCTACGGTGTAGTTCTGAACATAGTTACCATATATTAATCTATTAGCTGTAATTTCCTGCGCTAACGCTTTCCTTGGTACGTTATCGTAGGGTCTGAGTAACTGATTAGATGGAACTACAGCATGTATAAGATCTGTGTTTATTAACAACTCGCCTCTGTCTCCATCTGTAATACCGTTTGCTGAAGGCCACTCTGTGTCTGTAGGCTTAATAGTTTTAACAGAGTATACAGTTGGGTTGTTTGTTTCTTTGTACAGTATATCGATCTCAACCACATCTTCAGGCATGATATCTTCATTACCTACGAAGCCAGATATCTTTAAACCTCTAAGCTGATTAGACATGCCAAAGTTATAACCTTTCTTTGGTTGATACTCGTAGTCATCAGTTAAAAACGCTACCTCACTAAACGGCGCGAACGTTGAGTACTCACCATCTTGATACTTGTATCTATAAGAAAATCTAGGGAACTTGTGTTTAAATATAACATCTTTAGTATCGAGCTTAACGCTTAACGTGTCTGTAGATGTTCCGTTTAAATAAGCTTGACCATCTACACTAGCACCTAAAAACTCTACAATAAAAGGACCGAAAGATATATTATTCGCATTAGTTATAGGTGAATTTAAAACTCTAACTCTAATATCAAAATAATCTTCTTCAGGTAGGTCTTGATCTAAGTTGTCTTGTAGCGTGATAAGTAGTATATCATCATCTCTAAAATCAACCTGATCATCAAATGTAATGCTTGCTGCGTTAGTGTAGTTCTGATTACCTGACGTTACGTTACCAAAGCTTAATGATACATTTGACACAAAGCCCTCTGTCGGGTTTACATCGCCATTAGATTTTATACGCTCAACACCAGTTCTGAACATGTCTAGCTCTAACGGTTGAGTTGGTGATTTTCTAATAACAGTGACGTGACTTTCGTCTACATATACAGGTCTCGCACCCGCGTTGTTAACCGCAACAGAAAGTATGTTTTCTACGTTAGCGTAAGCGTTGTTAGTTTTTACTAGTCTAGTGTGGAAGTTGTCAGTGTCTCCGTTAAATGTTTGAGTCGCTTCTGTATTTAACTCTACTGTTCCACCTGTTCCAGCAATGCTTCTGCTGATGCTAATCTTCTTAGGCTCGTGCTCATTATCTGTCCAGTATATAAAATCATCTAAAATATTAATACCAGTTATCAGCGTAAACTTAGAAAAGTTTAAAACTCTTTTTGACTCAAACGTTAAAGCGTTCGTGTCAGATAGACCGTGAGCTTTGTTGGTAGTAATCTTCCACTTGTTAGTGCCACCACTTGTGTCGTACTCTACATTTGTCACGATCACATCACTAGTTAAAATAGTATTAGGCGTAGTAGCGGTACTAGTTATATTCATACCTACTCTTACACCTATATTGTAAATAGAGCTACCAGCTCCTAATGCTATATGGAAAGTTGTGTTTGATCCTGGCGTGCCGGACACAGTTGTATCTACACCGAATATATCTACAAACACATATTTGTTAGTTTCTTTTACAGTGTCATATTCTACTATGTAATCTTTACGTGTGCTATTATATGATGAAGAGTCATATTGATCTCCACCAGAAACTAAATAGTAAATCTTATCTTTGCTGGCATCTGCTACAGAACCAACGATAGTATGTTTAACAGTTGATCCGCCGTATAGGTTTTGAGCAGCTCCAGTGCTGCTATAGTTAACAAGAGCTCTGCTTTTATTACTAAACAACGACTGAACAGTTCCTATGTCAGAACCGTCAGACGTAGATATCTGTATATTGTTTGCGTCTCTATACTCGCCCGGCGGGACAAGACGTTCGTCCATGTCCTTGTTCATGCGGGCTTTTGAGAAGTCTTTTCTCAACTCTGCCATATGTTAGTGCTTGATTATTTTAGAGCTACCTCTAAGTACTTGAGTTAATTCTTCTAGCTTAATATTTGAAAGCCTAAGCTTGGCTTTTCTTGTCTCAGCGAACTTCTCTCGCTTGAGTTGACCAAGCAAACCGCCTGGTGTATCTTTTCTCGCTGATAGCACTCCGTAAAGGATATGCTTGTAAATAGCTTCTTCAGCAAGCTTCGGTACTTCACAAGCCGTAAGATCAATACCAGCAGCGCTTGTAGATACGATACCGTCACTAATGTATTTGAGTACCACTGTTTTACCCGCTATGCTCGAGCTGAAGTGGAACTTACCTTGAGTTTCATCTACAAAGAACGTACCGTTTGCTTGAGCATACTGAGGCTCAATACCGTATCTACTACCAACTAAATCACCATATACATCATCGATTTCGTCAGCATCTAGATTACCAATATCATTAGCTGTTTGAGCTTTAAACTTATCGAAACTCTCAGAACCAAAGTTGCCGTCGCTGTCTGCCGCTGTTCTCGTTAGGTCGTCATTAGCTCCTGTCGTAGTAAAACCACCATAGCCTTGAACTGCTTCGTTGACGTCAAAAGGATTACCAGATTTATTAGTAGGATATAATCGGCGGAATATACCGCTATCATCAACCCACTGAAGGCTTACATAATTAACATAATCTAAAGGCATAACTAAAACCAAAGATGAAGGCACTTCAACCTCCAAGTCTTTAGTACATTTTAGAGTATCGTAGCTTAACTCTTGTAACGCGCGTATAGCATGGAAGTTTACATCCATACCTAACACGCCTTCACATATCTTACCTCTACCTACGTACGCCGCGTTAAACGAAGCGATAATGTCACTCAGTGGAACATATCGATAATTACCAAAGTCTGGGTTTGTATTATCGTAATATGCTTGAGGAGCTGATTTAATTATACCCATCTATTACAGTTTTTGATTGTTGTTCTCGTTAGCTGTTATCTGAGAAGCCACGTCAAGTAGACCAGGCTTGCTTATTACAATACCAGCTAGACCAAGAATAATATTTACTAGAGTATCTTCTTCAGATACGTGTAGCTCAAAATCTACAGCTACGTTTGAGTTGTATAAAGCTTTTTCGTTTACAACTACATAAGCCCACTCAACGATCTTTGGCTTTCTAAAACACTCTATGTTTACGCCAGATGTTTTATTAGCAAAAGTACCATCAGCTGACGGACCAGCATAAACAAGCACGTCTTGGCCTGAGTTATAACTGTCGATATAAACTGGGCTTTGATTTTGTGTAGTGCTGTAGTGTCTCACTGATTGAGACATGCGGTTCAGTTCGTTAATCGATATCTTGCTGCATACTTGACCGTTGTAGAAAATATTACCTGTCTGATATATGTTATATGTAACACTGTCAGCGGTTATTGTAGCTGGATATGTAGTTCCACTTGTTACAGTCTCTACGCTTAGAAAAGGTCTAAGCTTTAAATCTATTAGTTCGCTAATATCAGTCTCGTCAACCTCAGCTGTCCTATCTGGCTCAGCTCTTTCTCTCTGATTCTTAGCATAAAAATAAGACTCAAATATTTGCATTTGAGCCTGGTTGGCAAGCAAGTTATATTCTTGTGGTGTAATATAACCTCTCTGCTCTTTATTAGCAAGAGCTAATACTCTTTGATATACCGTGTCTACACTTACTGCCATAATTCGTTTTTAAAGTATAGTGACCGCCCCGAAGGGCAGTCACATTACTAATTAGTTTAATCTTTTTTCGATATTAGAGTAAACCTCCATACCTTCATCAGTCTTGAACCATTGTGCTAGAGCAGAATAAGGATGCTCGTCAAACGGAACAGTCATGAGTTTTCTATTGTTAGAACTCCAGATAAAGTATCGTTGATCATTAGATAGCTTAATGATACCCATCTCAACAGCTCTGATACCAAAGTTTCTCAACTGTACGTTATCATCTTTCGCAAGTTCTAAGAACAAAGTTGGATTCTTACGTGCAAATAGTAAAGAATCTCGTTTAAGCTCCTTAGAACTCATCTCTGATACCTTAGATCCAATCTCTACACGCATAATAGCTTCTATGAACTCAATGTCTAGCGATCTAGCTAAGTCTAGAGCTTCGATTTCCATCTCTAGAATATCTAATTCATTAGCAGCTATTTCAACTGGCTTATATTCGTAAAACATTGACCCATTATGTGGATGGTACAATGATAACATCTTTTGTAGAACTGTTTTGTTTTTAGGAACAAATAAAGCACCGTTTCTAAATATGATATGTGAAAGTCTTTGATCACCTTTCATTTCATCTACGAAGCAAGTTCTTTGATTTTCACAATACTTAAGTTCTCTTTCGTATCCTTTTTCTTCGTCAAACCAGTATACACCTGTTGATCTAATTGATCTAGATAAAGGTTTTTTATTACCAGTTAGATAATAAACTCTATCTTTAATCTCCCAAGTATTTTTTGGTTTCTCTTCTACAACTAGAGTTGGTTTAGGTTGTGGTTTTGGAGCTGGTGCTTCAGCAACAACTACTTCTTCTACCACTAGAGGTTCTTCTACAACCTCTACTTCTTTTTTCTTTTTAGCCATAATATAATATAATTAAATAATATAAAACTACCCCACCCGAAGGTGAGGTAGTTTCAGTCAGTATAGTATTAGTTTAACAACATGAAGTTGTTAGCGCCTTGAACTACTAAGCAACGCTCAGATAGCATGTGAAGCTGCATTGCGTCAAGCGCAGATGTAGCAGCACCTACTGAACCAGTCACCCAAGTCTTCATGCGACGGTCATCAGTTTGAGAAGCTCTGTAACGTACGTGTAGGAACGGACGCTTAAGGTTTCTACCTAACTGCTGATCGTATACAGTTGAAGTACCAGCTGGGACAATAACACCGCGAATAGCAGCAGAACCAGCAGTAGCGTTAATACCTCCACGAGTAGCTTGATCGTTTAAGTAACGGAAGTCAGACTTGTAGAAGTCGTAAGATCCGCGACGGAAACCAGAGAAGCCAAGGTTTAGAGCCATGTCTTCGTCGTTATCAAATACTCCGTAAGAAGTACCACCAGCACCGTATGAGTTCATAGATGCAAGCATATCGTCAATAGCTAGAGAAGTTGCACGGTTAAGGAAAAGCATGTTTTCCTCAATAGCACCTTGCTTATCGAACTCAGCTAGAATAGCGTCAAACTCAGCTAGGTCAGTAGCAGCGTTAACACCAGTGATACCAGAAGATAAGTTACCGCGATCTTCGATAGCAGCAAATAAACCTTCAGTACCGATAGCATCACCGTCACTACCAAGGAAAGCGTCAGCGTCGTTAGAACCGCTACCTTTGATACCTTCAATACAAGCCATTTCTAGGTAATCAGTGAAACGAGCGCGAGTGTCAGCTTCAGCCTTTAGGTACCAAAGGTATCCTGATTGACCGTCTTCAGCAGCTACTTCTACCCAACCAATACGAGACGCATCTGATCCAGATACTTCGTAGTAGTCTTTGATAATGATAGGCTTGTTGCTGAAAGACTTGAACGTAGGCTCGTTAGCTCCACGCTGGTCTGTAGCAGCAGCAGCAGCGCTGTTGTAGTTAGTCCCCTTTGCAAACTCAGAACCGTACACAAGTAGTGTAGTAGCGCTAGCAGTTTCAGAAAGACCCGTACAGTCAGCAGCATCATATGGTTCAACTTCGATAGCGGCACCATCTACTTCAGTAACAAGAGCCTTAATAACTTTGTTATTAGAAGCTAAGATTACAGTATCGTTAACACGTACACCGTGAGTAGTAGTGATTGCGTTACCGTCGATATCAGTAGTACAAGTGAACTTACCACCGTTACCTCCAGTGACACCACCGTCAACATCCATTGTACCTTTGTATGAAAGGTGTAAACGACCTTGCTCAGACCAAACAACTTGGTCAGCAGTCATCGCTTCTTCAGCTCCAACTTGTGAAAGGAAACCAGAGATTGTTCTTGGACCGAACACCTCAGCTTCTTTCTCCATTAGATCTGGTACATATTGCTGCGCCCAACCTTCGTTGGCTGTAGCAGCTAAATCTAAATAATTTGATGATAGCGTCACCTTCTGTGGTGCTAATACGCTATTTAAATTACCTCCTGCAGTAATTGCCATAATTTCTTAATTTTACTTTTTGTTTTTAATTTTAAATTTAAAAGAGCTTGAATCATCGCCTAACACACGAACTTTAATACCACCCGCTTCAACCGCACTATGCGATTGTCTTGGATCCATATTAACATTTTTAGACTTAGCTACTGTATCTTTTAAAGCATCAGCCTTTCCTTGTTCGTAGAAGTGTCTAGCGATAGCATCCGCGTTCATGGCTGTAAAAAGACTCTTGTGATAACCATTTGCATCTTCCATCGTATTGTCTTCGTTTAGAAACTTTCTAACGAAATTGTTGATGTCGCTCTGCGTGTCTTTCACTTGGTCAGTATTTTTAACTGAGTACCTGTATGTTTTATCTCCGACGTTATAATCAAAACCTTTGAAACTGTCGTTAAAAACCTGATTGGTCTTCTTGTTAAAAACTAACTTCTGTCTTTCTGCAGTCTTCTGCGTTTGCTCAGACTCTTTATTGTATCGGTTGAAAAAATCAATTGCCTTCTGCTGCTCAGGAGTGAGCTTGCTTCCAGCTTTAATCTCTTCGTAGTATTTAGACTTTTGCCCGTCTAAGTAGGCTTTAGCCTCAGCAACTTGCTCTTTTCGGGCTAATTTCTTTCGTTTAATATCTCTGTCGTCATCTATTGATTCATCATAAGCAAATTGATCTTCCATTAGAAAGTCAACTTCATCTGATGATAGATGCGGTTTAGTTCTTTGGTAGTACTCTCGTAGAGCGTCTTGATCATCGATATCTTGAATATCACGGTTTAATCTAACGTAATCTTCGAGATCACCACCTGTATCTGCCATGAAATCAAGTAGCTTCTGAACGTTCTCTGGTAGAGGTTCGCCACTAGCTTCAGCTTGATCTATAGCTTCAACTACTTCTTCTTTAAAATCCTGTACGTCTTCATCAGTTACCTCTTGTAGCGTAGCGTTTTCTTCTACAGCTTCAATAACTGGCTCTTCAGTTTGCTCTACAACTTCTTCCACAACCTCTTCAACTTGAGGTTCTTCAGTAGTTGGCTGCGATAAGTCTACCTTAATAACATTAGGGTCATCTTTACTTTCGAACTTTTCTAAGTCTAACTCAGGTTGTTCTTCAACAACTTCGTTAGTCTCTTCAACCTCAGACGTTTCTTGCTCGACCTCTTGGATTACATCCTCAAGATCTGTTTGTTTGTTTTCTTCCATGATAAAATATTATATAATTAATTTCCTATTTGTGGGTTGAACTTGTCTAAACCCACTCCGCTTCCAAGTATATCATTACCTGAAGACTCGAATTTTTTAGCTTGTTCTTGCTTAACTTTTCCGTCTTGCTTAACTTGCTCTAATTTCATTGCTTGGCCACGCTCTTGATCACGTAGCTTTTGGTTTAACTCAAACTCAAACTGCATAAGCTCTTTCTTTAGTCTTACCTCAGCTTCTAGCTGGTTTAATCTACCTTGAGCTCTTACTTGCTCGAGTTGCATGTCCGCTTGAGTTTTTGCCTGATTTTTCTGTACCTCAGCTTGAGCAGCGGCTTGTTGAGCTTGCGCGTTCGCGTCTGCTTGCGCCTTGATGTTTTCTTGCTGGATCTTTTGATCACGTTCTTGTTTTTTCTTGCGCTTAATTTTCAACAGTTGATTAGCTAACCTTACGTTTCTAATCTCACGAATATCAATAGCATCGTCTAAATCTATTAGCTGTTGACCTAGCGCTGTTTGTATATTGTTTTCAAGAAGTTGTTTTTCTTCTTCGTCTGGCGTGAGCTCGATAAATATACCGAAGTCATATAGATATAGCTCAGACATTTCTTTTAACGTAGCTGCATTATGAGCACCAATAGACTGAACAAACGCATCAGCTGTTGGTGAATACTCTAACACGTCAGATATTCTAAGAGATAATGACTCAGCAACTTCAGATGTCAAGTACATTGAGCCTAGTAGAATATGTCTAGTAGCTACATTTGAGTTTGCAGCAGCTAGCTTCTGAACACCTACTAAAGACTTAGGATCTGGCATACTGCCATCTCTAGCTTCGTTAAGACCCGTTACATCACGGATCATTTGTAGGTAGTAGTTGTACGTACTAATCAAGCTACCGATCTTATCTTGACCTGCGCCATTGCTAATTTGCTGAATAGGTATTTTACCTGGATTAGGATCACCGTCTTGAGTAAACGATCTACCAATAACAGAACCTGTTTGGAAGAACATGTTAAGTGCTTCTTGCGGGTTGTAGTTGGTGCCATTACCTAAATCAACTTCAGCTAATCCATCTGCGTCAAGGTATACACCGTCCGGTACCATACGAGACATAACCTGTTGTAGCTTCAGGTGCGTAAGCTGAATCATATCTGCGAACCCAGTGATTCTACTAACCAGTGACTCAATACGGTTATCGTATAGGTGTGGTGCTACGATGTTGTAGTTCATCTTAACTTTGTTGAAGTCAGACTTACTACGCATCATGTTTTCACAAATGTTCCACTTAAGTAGTTTGTCAATACCAACAACAACCGCACCTTCGTATACTACTTCTACAGCTCTCTGTAGTTTAGCGTATCCACCTTCTTTGTTTTCTGGTGGATTAAACGTATCATCTTTTGGTATAGCTTTCTCGCCTCCGCTACCAGTCTCTTTCAACTTATATGTGTCGTTCATATAAGTCTTGTAGTTAAAGTATAAAACTTGAACTTTGTTCTGATCTCTTACTTCAACTCTATTGTACTTACGTCTAGGCCTGTAAGAGCTCTTCTTTACTTCTTCAAGATCAGACTGAGTTAGTTGTGGAAACTCTCTTACCAGTTCGTTAATCGATAACGTCTTTACTTCACCTACATAATAGATGTCGTCAAAGTACGGAGAGTCTGTATATGAATAAACGATATTAGCTGGGTCTACGTATTCTACTGTTACGCCTTGGCTAGTGTTGAAACCAGTCTTAACGCAAGCGATACCTAGCACAGTAATATCGTGTATTAATCTTCTTCTAGTTAAATCGTATTTATTACCATCGAGCAATACGTTAATAGCTTGCTCTTCAGCTAACTCTACAGCTTGCTTATAGTTAAGCTGCATATGTAGTTCTAACTCTTCTTGAGTGTCAGGTAATTCTTCTTTGTCGTTTTCGTATAAGTCTACGTTAAAAAGCTTTGCAGCTTGATCATTATATGTCTTAGCCTGCATGTCTCTAATAAGAGACTCCATATATTCAGTTCGTTTGCTTACGCCATATTGATCTTGTGAGTATGCTTTAACATCGAACATACGCTCAGACATACCGTTAACAACAATGTCAACGAACTTAGGAATAATTGGAACTGGCTTCCAGTCTAAGTTAAGATAAGATAAATCACCGTTAATAGATAATTCATCTTTGTATTTTTGTATTGATTGTTCGCCTCTAGCGTATAGTCTTAGTCTGTGGAATTTATTTTGAGTATCCACATATCTATTAGACTGTACACCATTGAACCACTCCTGCTCAATAGCTTTCGCTATTTTAAGCCCATACTCTGGGCTCATTTTCTCTAAGTCGCTAACTACTTGAGAAGGAAAATTAACATATACTGACTCAGCCATGCTTTATTTAATTATTTGGGATGTGTACCCTTTATTATCGTATTTAGATATAGTCAAACTTAATGGTGTCTTTTGTCTATCTGGATTAGGTGCGTACAAATGTTTATTGCAAGCCATAATAGCTAAGCCTGAACTTATCGAAGCATCATGCTTAGTTCTTTTATTTATATCAAACCTAGACCAATCAAGCAGCGTATCGTTGAAATACATCGTTCCATACTCACCATCTCCTTTGTGACCAACATGATCGTTGATATACATTTCAATAGCTGATGCGTGGGCCTGCTTGATATCTTCGCTTGAGTTAGGTATACCACCAACTTCTTTCTCAGCTGTCGATAACTTCTTCCAAGACTTATCTGGTCTGTTCATACTATAACCTCTGTATCCTCTACGGCGTATATAATACAGTAGACGTGGTTTATTGTTCTCCGCAAGTAAAGGCATCCCGTAAAATACTAATGCCATTAAAACATCTTCAAAGAATATCTCTGCGGTTTGTGGTCTTGCTATATATTCTAGGAAGAACGTACTCGAAGGTGCGTCTTCCATAGAAAATTTTGTTAATCCGTGTAATGCTCCTTTAGAACCTTTACCATCGACAGTCCCACTAATATCGTAACTATCACATCCAAAAGCACCAACGTGTTCATTGCCAGGATATCGTATTCCATTTTTTATAATCTGCCTATTTTGTAAGCTAGCAGGCGGCACCCAGCTAACACTAAACCTACCGTTTGGATCTGGGTGAAATACCACTTGTGTATCTTTAACACCATTAACCCAACCAAAGCTTCCTCGAGTAACGTGAGCATTGTATCTGCTACCTTCGTTAAAATCGATCTGCTCGTAGATCTTCATTAAATTAAATATACTATTCTTTGTTTCGTCTCTGAACGCGTGTTCTTCAGTGCGAGGAAACTGTCTGTAAAATTCGTTTAAAGCGTCTTGGTCATCTTTTAAACCATCAGCTTCGTTTTCCCAATGATCAATAACTCCAACATCAATTAATTCACCGTCTGGTCCATATCGTACATCATCACTTCGACTATCAAAGACTGGAAGTCCGTACTCGTCAATAAATCCTTCATAGTTCCATTCCATCGGGATAAAGAGAGAATAAAGCCCAGACTTCGTTTGTCCATTACGATTTCGTCGTTTGACGTCAGAATCATTGTATAGTTTTTTAAAGTTATCTCCACCCTTGTCAAGTGCATTACTGGTACTACCCATTAAGCACTTACCAACGATCTTACTACCTAGCCTTAAACAGGTTTTAGTAACTCGCCAGTTGTTTAATATATTATCGGGCTTCTCCCACTTACCACTCTCATCGTGTACTAACAGATTTAACTTCTCACCATCGTAACTATTGTCACCAGTGTTCTTCCAGTCAATCGTAGTATCAAGCCCTACTATCTCCTCAAGCTGTTCGTTACTCTGTATTTTCTTACGAGTAAACTTACTAGCCGGAACTCTGTACGCGAGCTCAGACTTTGGACGGTCCATACCGTCTTGTATTGGCTTGAAGAAGAAAGGATAATTTATAGATATAGGTACAACCTTATCAGTAAACATCTTCTTTGCATCGGCTCCAGACTTAGAGAGTATCCCATATCTACTATCACTCGATATAGTGGCTAAGTTAACTGTTTCAGCTGATGACATAAACGAGAAACCTGAACGACGGTTTTTAAGGTAGCACATCCCATAGCATCTCTTATCAGCTTTACAGGCTTCCCAGAATATAAAGAATAGTCTGTTTGCCTCTCTAAAATCTGGAGCTCCAACATCAATCTTACTCCACTGTAGGTACATGTAATGTGCACCTGTTATGTATGTCGGTATGCCTTTATTAGTAAACCAGAATCCTTCGTCTCTGCGCTTGAACTCTTCGTCAATATAGTCGTACCACTTTTCTTTTTGTTCGTCTGGATAATCTCTCCAGTCGAATATACTTTTTATACGGCCTAGCTCTTTTGGGTATTCAGCTCTTACCCATTTATCTTCTTTATGTTGAAGCACATTCCCGGTGGGCACTCTAGGCAGTGCAATTTGCAACCCTTGGATTTCAAGGATTTCGCCGATCTGCCCAGTTTTCGATACAACAACGATATCATGGTCTTTATCATAACCGTATTTCCATTTCTTACCACGATTAAGTCTCGTGATAGTTGTTTTCTTAATTGGTTCTACAACCTTTACTAAACTCTGCTCGTACATCACTTTGATCTACCTTCAGCAAAACCCTTGAAGACACGCTCTTTCTTTTCTTCTGGAGACTTACCATCTAGTAAGTTTTGTTCTTCTTGGATTCTGGATAATATCTCGAAGGCATCGAAGATCGCAAGCTTCTTTGTGGCAGCTGCGTTCTTAAGCCTATCAGCAGATACATCATCTTCAGTGTTGGTGATGATCTTTTCTTCTGCTACTTTGATAAGCTCATTAACGGCTATTTGCCCAGCTTGGATTATACTCTTCTTCGTCTCCTTGATATTCATATTTAATTGTAATAAATTGAGATGGTATTCGGTACAACCTTTTACCATCAATAATAAACTCACACTCTGTATTTGGTCTAAAACCAATAAGTGAGTTTAGCTCTGCTCTGCCATCAGTATGTTTAACAACACCAACTAAGGGTCTTTCAGTATCGACGCTTAACTTGCTATTGTCCTTAATAGGTTGCACAAAGCAATAACCTTGTGGGCATACCCACTCTTCGTCACGCTTGTACAAAAATATCTGATCGTAGTTTACAAAGTATCTATTTTCTTCGTAGTACGATCTGCTATTACGCTCACGGCCCTTTACATCATGCCAACGCCTAAACACGTTAAAGTGAACTATAACTGTGTCACCTTCTTTTATATCGTAATTAGTAAACCTAGGTACAGATATAACTCTAGCTAATCTATTAACGTGTGAGTGGTCTGATATATCGGTGTTGAGTATTAACTCTTTGTCTCCAACTTTAGTAGTGTTGTCGTATCGCTCTCCAATAGGCTCTACAATAAAGTTGTATAATCCTCGCATTAGTACTCTAAATTATACTCTACAGATATAGCCATGTTCTTATTAAAGTCCTTCCAAGGAATAACGGCTTTGTCTTTTCTAATGTATATAGAGTACTTTTCAGTTTCTTCTAAAATATCACAGATGGTATGACCACCATACACTTCCTGTCCAACAGAATAGTGCATGGCGTCATTTTTATAATCTTTACCGATCGTGATCTTACGAATCAGATGGCTCATCGTTTTTGTATTTAATAGTACCGTCCTGAATATTTACATCATCAGTTCCGTACTTTTCTTTAAAATTAGATTGCATTTCATTTAGCTTATCGTTACCTTCAAACAAAGCGTGTAATGCATTATGTTTTTGAACTTCAATAGTTCCGATATCGAACTGCAACTTGTTAATTGCTGACACAACATTTCTTAGCTGTGTTAGCTCTTCTTCAGAGATCTTCTCTGGCTTTAGGTCTACGACCTTGTTTTTCTTTTTTCCCATAATTAAATTATATTAAATTAAAATTGTTTGTTTAAAATCCTTGTAGATAATAAGTGTTAGACGAGTCTCTCATCATCGTTTCAACTTGTGATCTCGTATAAGTCGTCTTAGAACTGTACTTGGCAGGAACCGTTTCGTAACTTACTAAAACTGTATTATCAGATCCAGCTATTAGGTCTTTACTTGCTAGAGTATCCTTTTCGTCTAACAGTTCGTCGCTGTTTAGTATTATGTACTTCATGTTAAGGTGTTGTTGAGCTGAATGTAACTGTTCCGACAGCGCTTCCGTTACTTGTTCCAGCTGTATCTACAAGGTTGTCTTCGAATCTGTAGTATAGCTCTAGCCCGTCGTGGCCGCTTTCGTCTTTAGGAGTACCGCCGTTGTAAATAGCCGTAACCTCACTAGGAGATAAAACTTTTGTGAAAGCAGCAAATTCATCAATTAAACCATCGAAACCGCCACTTAACTGAACAGTGGTTTTACTATTCATACCGTCAATACCTAACGGAACACTATTAGAGTCATAAAGTGCGGCGTTAGCTGAAGTTACATTGAAACCAGCTAAAATAGTCACACTAAATTCTATACTGTTTTTATATAGCTTGTGAACTACATCCGTACCAGAATGGTCTCTAGTCAACACAAAGTGAGTGAAGTCTGACTGAGCTCCATCGCTAAACATAGCTGCCGTTGTCTGCGTTAAAGCAATATCACCGTTAGAGTACCAATAAAAACCCATCGTACCATTTGTTCCAATGGTGATTCTATAGTTGTTATTAGCGTCATTAGTTTCACTCTGACCAAATACAGTGTAAGCCGATGATGGACGGCCATCATCTGGTTTCATCCACCAACTCCAGCTGTGACTCGCTCTAATAAGCGACTGAGGATCGTAATTTGTATTAACACCGTTACTTTGAGATAAATCACAATCCAGAGACTTCGTGTTCGAATACGGTACTACCCCTTCTACGTACGGTGATAATAAGCTAGCTCCTAACCCTAACATTAGTTACCAATATAAGCTATAAAACTACCTGAAGCTGGGTTAATGCTCGTCCATCTACCGTATATAGTGATACCTTTTGGAAACGTGTTACTAACGTCAACTACAACACCGCCAGAACCAAGAGTAGCGGTAGATGATGATTCATCGTGAGCAGCATCGTTTGCTGTGCCATCAGTATCTCTAGCAAAAACAGTTCCTACATACTCTAAACCATTGCTGCTGTCGTTGTCTGCTACTAAACCAGCACTTGTATCAAATGTTGTGTCTGTTAGCATAGTTATAGCTACAAAAACTTTACCTGTTGGAGGAGCCATTACAGCTGTTCCATCGTTGAAAGCAGATCCTAATTGTCCGAAGCCGTATGAAACTTCTGTTGAATTAATTCCCATTTTATTTTTTTACTTTTTCTATTGATCTACCAGCAAAGTATGCACCGAAAGCAGTTAGCATAAGTATCTGTAGTAAATCTACATATGAATCTTTAACATTGAAAGGTAAGTTGTCCATGCTATCAAAAACCATTGTTAGCATAAACATACTCATTAAAGCGATAAGTGTCAGTGGTCTGATCATCTTAGCTAGCTTTACATCGCTACCCATATCAGCTTTCCATCTTTCGCTTACATTGTTTTGAAACTGAACCTCAGCTTCTACAGCGGCTTTACCAGCTTCTGTATCTACCTCAGGGTCTTTATCAATAAGGTTTTTAACTATGCCTAGTGCCCCTTGATCTGGTAACATCTCACCAACTACATCAAGTACGTTCGGTGCTTTGTTAGCCAACCATTTACCTAGGCCCGTATCTTTAATCTTTTTCATTACTCTGCTTTCTTAGCTCTCTTCTCCCAAGGAAACACATTACTTCCTTCATCATGCCACTTACCGTTGTATTTAATCTTACCGTCTCTCCTATGGTAAGTCTTGTTACCATCTCTTACATAGTCGTCACCGTAAGCTATTCTACCTTCCTTCATCTCTTTGGCGTGAACCTTCTCATGACGTATAACTCTTTTTTCAAGAGCGCTATCTTTAGGCACGTCTTTACTAACATAGATGCTACCATCCATATTAGCTTCACCTAATATACCTTTATCTAGCTTCTTTCTGAATATAGGTGTATTCTCAGGTGTACGTGTTTTTCTACGTTCTTTGCCTAGCTTATACGCCATTACTTGTTTCTACTACGTTGAACTTCTTTTTTGAAAAAATCTTGATCAGCAGCATCTCTTTTCCTTTCTAATCTATCTGCTTTAGCTTTTTTACCCTTTGTTGAAGCTACGTTCATTTTTCTAGAAAGCTTAGCACCCTTTATGTTACCTTCATTTAAGCGTCTTGTAACGTTCGCGGTTGTACCTTGTTTTTTACCTCTGATTCTTTCTTCCTTGCTTTTCTTCATAGGAGTTTCTGGAGCATCTAAAATCTTTTTCTTTAGATGATCAGGTAGCTTATGTTGATTGCCCACTAGCTTCTTAGTAAGAGGACTTTTAGGTTTCATTTTGAAAGGCATGTTATCTATCTTTGTCTCGTATCATATCATCTATAGCTTTGTTATAGACTTTATCTGTATACGACTTGTTGTTAAAAAACACACTGCGCTCTGAAGTTGGTAGATCTTCTTCGCCTAGCAGTATGCGATATATTCGTGTAACTAGCTGTGAGCATTTAAACGACGTCTTGTAAACAGAGTACTTAATACTAGTTCTGTTTCTATGTCGCCAGACCTCTATCCAGCCAGCTGATCGTAGTTTCTCCCACCTTTTCTTATCCCAAGAATATGTGTAAGCACCCTCGATAAATTCGTTGCGGGTAAATCTACCCTTGTGATCTAGATATATAAGTAGTTCTAGATCAGCATCAGTCAACCCATAAGTCTTACAGGCCCACTTACGCGTGAGCCTGTAGTACTTAAGGATATTCATATCACGCAAATCTTGCGCTGTTAGTCTCATGTGTTATGAGTCAAGTGTACCAGCTACATCAGTAATATGCGTAGAAGCATAAACTTGATTAACGTTATCAGCAATAGTTATAACCCCTACTGAGTGAGGTCCACTATTGATTAAGTTAACAATATCGTTAATAGCATCTTTTTCTTTATTAGAAGCTAATGTTAACGTTACCGTATCAATCTCTGTTGTAGCTCCAGGTCCAGTAACTACAGATACAAATCTCATTAGAAGAGTACCGTCAGCAGCGTGCTGGAAACCAATGAAGTTTTTAAGAGGATAGCAGTAAGCATCATCATTGCCATCCTGGAAATATAAAAATACTTCTCTTTGTGTCATGTTTGAAAAATTTTAAATGTTAATGTTTATTGATTTACCGTTTAAAGTTTGTGATTTAAGGTTTAGGTCTATTATCCTTATCACATGTTTAGTGAAGTAGTTACTCTACGAGTACAACATCTCTACCACGAATTACTTGATACACTGTATCTTGCCATGAAATACCATGACCAGCGTGCTTATCGTAGTAAATTACATCACCATCATTTAAGCCTTCAACAAGATTACCTGTAGAGATAATCGTAGCTTTAATATATCTATTGCTTTCGTCTAGCTCTTCAGTAAGAAGAAGGCCACCAACTTTTTTGGGACCTTCTTTCTCTACGTTAACTACTATGTAATCATTTATTGCTTTCATCTGCTCTAGCATTTGAGATTACACAATCAGCCGAAATAATAGTTGATACCACTGAGCAAGCGTTCTTGAGCGCAGACTTAGTAACTAGTACAGGGTCTACTACGCCAGCTTCAATCATGTCTACACACTCACCAGTGATAACGTTTACGCCGTGATATTCTTTATTAATAACTTCAGCGCTTAAAATACCAGCGTTGTCTAGTATAGTGTAGAACGGAGCTCTAATAGATTTAAGGAGGATCTCCTCACCCACGTTAGTGGGAGAAATTTTTTGAGACGCCCAGTATAATGCAGATCCGCCACCAGGTACGATACCTTCTTTAAGCGCGGCTTTAGTTGCGTATATAGCATCTTCAACTCTGTCTTTCTTTTCTTTGAGCTCAACCTTAGATGCAGCACCAACTTTAATAATACCTACAGAGCCTGATAACATAGCTAAGCGCTCTTGTAGCTTCTTTTTCATAAAGCCGTCTTTAGCATCTTCAACTTTCTTAGACACCTGCTCAATACGTTCGTTGATCTCTTCTGTCATCTCCTCAAGAGTAATCACTGTATTAGTATCACTAGTTACGGCGTACTCAACTTCTCCTAAGTGTTCTACACCTATAAGGTCTAAGTCATCACCCAGCTCTTCGTTAATAACAGTAGCACCCGTCATGATAGCTAGATCTTCCG